TACAATGGCATACACACAGACAGCTACCACATCTGCTTTGCTTGACACTGTCCGAGGTAACAACACCTTGGTCAATGATCTTGCAAAGCGTCGTCTATACGACTCAGCGGTTGAAGAGTTCAACGCTCGAGACCGCAGGCCCAAAATAAACTTTTCAAAAGTGATAAGCGAGGAACAGACGCTTATTGCTACACGGGCATATCCAGAATTCCAAATAACATTCTACAATACCCAAAACGCAGTGCATTCACTTGCAGGCGGGTTGCGATCATTAGAATTGGAATACTTGATGATGCAAGTTCCGTATGGTTCACTGACTTATGACATTGGAGGGAACTTCGCATCGCATCTGTTCAAAGGTCGGGCATACGTGCATTGTTGCATGCCCAATCTTGACGTCCGCGACATTATGCGGCACGAGAGTCAGAAGGACAGCATCGAACTATACCTTTCCAGGCTCGACAGAGGGAACAAAGTCGTTCCGAGCTTCCAGAAAGAAGCTTTCGACAGATATGCGGAATCTCCGCAGGATGTTGTCTGTCACAATACTTTCCAGACTTGTGAGCATCAGCAATTCCAGAACTCTGGCAGAGTGTATGCCATCGCGCTACACAGCATTTACGATATCCCTGCTGATGAATTTGGTGCAGCACTTCTAAGGAAAAATGTTCACACATGCTACGCTGCATTCCACTTCTCTGAAAGTCTTCTTCTAGAAGATTCATACGTCAACTTGGACGAAATTAACGCGTGTTTTTCGCGTGATGGGGACAAGTTGACTTTTTCTTTTGCATCTGAGAGTACTCTTAATTATTCCCATAGCTACTCTAATATTCTAAAGTACGTGTGTAAAACTTACTTCCCAGCCTCTAATAGAGAGGTGTACATGAAGGAGTTTTTAGTTACCAGGGTTAACACCTGGTTTTGTAAGTTTTCTAGAATAGATACTTTTTTACTGTATAAAGGTGTGGCGCACAAGAGTGTAGATAGTGAGCAGTTTTATACTGCAATGGAAGATGCATGGCATTACAAAAAGACACTTGCGATGTGCAACAGCGAGAGAATCCTCCTCGAGGATTCGTCTTCAGTCAATTACTGGTTTCCGAAAATGAGGGACATGGTCATTGTGCCATTGTTCGACATATCTCTTGAAACCAGTAAAAGGACCCGCAAGGAGGTCTTAGTGTCCAAAGATTTTGTATTTACTGTTCTTAATCACATCCGTACATACCAGGCCAAAGCTCTTACTTACTCGAATGTTTTATCCTTTGTCGAATCAATTCGGTCGAGGGTGATCATCAATGGAGTAACTGCGAGGTCTGAGTGGGATGTTGATAAGTCACTTTTGCAAAGTTTATCCATGACATTCTTCTTGCATACAAAACTTGCGGTTCTTAAAGATGATCTGTTGATCAGCAAGTTCAGTCTCGGGCCTAAAACTGTATGTCAGCATATATGGGATGAGATTTCACTGGCTTTTGGCAGCGCTTTCCCATCGATAAAAGAGAGACTTTTGAACAGGAAACTAATCAAAGTGGCTGGTGACGCGTTAGAGATTAGGGTGCCTGATCTTTACGTGACTTTCCATGATAGATTAGTGACCGAGTACAAAGCCTCGGTGGATATGCCTGCACTTGACATAAGAAAAAGGATGGAAGAAACAGAAGTGATGTACAACGCCCTTTCGGAACTGTCTGTTCTTAAAGAGTCCGACAAATTCGATGTTGATGTTTTTTCCCAGATGTGCCAAAATTTGGAGGTGGACCCAATGACAGCTGCGAAGGTTATAGTGGCAGTGATGAGCAATGAGAGTGGTCTCACGCTTACATTTGAACAACCAACAGAAGCTAACGTCGCATTGGCTTTGCATGATTCAGAGAAGGCTTCAGAAGGTGCACTTGTAGTCACCTCTCGTGATGTGGAAGAGCCCTCCATGAAAGGTTCGATGGCAAGGGGTGAGTTACAATTAGCCGGTCTTATCGGAGACCATCCGGAGTCATCCTATACAAGGAACGAGGAAATTGAGTCATTGGAGCAGTTTCATATGGCAACGGCAGAGTCGTTAATTCGCAAACAGATGAGCTCGATTGTGTACACAGGTCCGATTAAAGTTCAACAAATGAAAAACTTTATCGATAGCCTGGTAGCATCACTATCTGCTGCGGTGTCGAATCTCGTCAAGATCTTAAAG